GAGGAAGGCATCAGACGATCACGGCTCCCGTGTCTTGGCGGATCCAATGGACGCCGTCGGAATGGGCGAGGATGTCGAGGTCGCTCACCAGCACGACGCAGTTGGGATAGCTGGCCGCCGGCGGCAGCCCGGTTTGGGCGACGGCGAACACCGGCTTCGGCTCGGCCGGAGCTCGCAGGTCGATGATCGCGTCGCAGATGGACTTCAGCAGCGGCCTGAGCGCCTCGGGCGTCCCCGGCCCGATGGGCGGCAGGCTCATCAGACCCCTCGCACGATGTCGAAGGTCAGCCGCGGATGCGGCGTTTCGGTCCGCAGCGCCTTGGGCGCACGGCTTCGCGCATCCTTCGCGTTCAGGTCCGCGATCGCCTGCTCGAGCTTGCTCTCATAGGCCTGCGCCAGCTCCGCATCGCGCAGGAACGGCGCGGCCTCGCAGAGCGTGGCGAACAGGTAGGCGTCCGGCGCGTCGGCCAGCAGCGCGTTCGTGGGCGTGGCGTCAGACAGCTGGAACTTCGCAAGCATCCGCAGGGTGAAGCCATAGGCCTGGTCGCAGACCCGCTCGAAGACCAGGTTCGCAGCATCGATGCTCCAGACGGCCGGCTCGCCGCGCAGGCTGACCAGGGCCAGAAGACTGGGCTCCACGAAACGCAGCGCGCAACGCGCGCCGTCGGGGCGCACGATCCACAGCGCCAGCGGCTCGGCGAAGCCGGCCGGCAGGGCGATGCTCCGCGATCCGATGGTTGCGCTGAGCGCCTGCTCCACCTCGGCTCGCCGGGCGCGAAGCGCGCGGTTCAGCCGCGCTTCGGCCAGCGTGATGAATTCCGGGATGCGGGCGGTCAGATCCGCGCGCACCAGCCAGTTGGCCGCAGCCGCCTGCAGCTCGGCGTAGGTCGTGATCGCCATGGAGCGTCCGTCGCTTGAATTGCAAAGAGAGGCCCGGGCGGCCCAGCTGGAGTGGATGAGCCGCCCGGGCGGCTAGCGCGGCTCCGATGCTCGGGGAGCCTTATGGGCGCATTCCGCGCCGGCGCTAGTTGTTGGCCAGGCGGCACGCCAGCTGCGGCCGAAGCGTCTTGTACCCGTAGAGCACGTCCAGGCGGCACGGGAACTTGTCGTTGTTGATGTCGTACTGGCGCACGATGCGCATCGAAACGCCGTCGAACACCTCACGCGCGGCGAAGTCGACGCCGCGGGGCATCACCATATCGGCCGTGGCGAACGCGAAGGCGCCCTTCTGGTAGGCCATGGAGATCCCATACGGAATGCTCGCCGCGCCGGCGAAGTTCACCGCCGCCCCGTTGGCCGGTGAGGCCGAGACGTTCTGTAGCGGCCCGGTGGTGACGATCGCCGGCGAGATCGCCAGGTTGCCTGCGCCGCCCGCGTAGTCCGCGGTCAGCACGAACTGCTGCAGGACGCTGGTCGCGGCCTTGGTCTCCGGATGCACCCGGAAAACGCCGGGGATCGAGAAGACGTCGCCCTTGACCGCGGCTCCCGTGCCGGTGGAGACCGCAAGCGAAGCGCCCGTCTGGCCGGCGCCCGCCACGATGTAGCCGGTGCCCGCCGCGCCCCGCGGATGCGCCGGCCACAGCGTGTTCTCCATGAAGTCGAACCCCGCGGTTCGGCCCATGTAGCCTTCACGGTTCTGCTTGGAGATCGTCGACTGGTCGTTGAACAGGCCTTTCAGCGCATCCACCAGGTCGACGTTGTCCTGGGTGTTCAGGTTGCAGGTCCGGCCGGCCAGCGGCGCCAGGTTGTCGACCAGGATCTTGCGGCCCTGCAGCACCTTGTTGAAGGTCGCCGCCTGGGCCTGGTTGTTCACCTGGTTCCAGACGTCCTTGTACATGGTCATGGCGTCCGCCTCGATGTTGGCGGCCAGCACGCTCATGGCGGGATCCAGGATCCGGTCGGAGAAATCGTCGAGGGCCATGGTCAGGTCCACGGAGGTGAAGTTCAGGTCGACGCCCTTCTGGGTCTGCACCTTGAGGTCCACCGAGGTCTCAGTGGTGTCCTGCGCCGCCAGCGTCGGGCCGGTGCGGACCGTGAATTGGTTCGGCAGGCGCACCTTCAGGGTGTCACCGATCTTCGCGCCCTGCCGGGCGAAACTGTCGTCGTAGTCGCGCGTGATCGAGCCCACGAAATTGAGCTTCTGGTGCAGCACGCGCAACGCCTCGCGCGTCACCGCGGTCGGCGTCAGGATGGCGTTGGCCATTCTCTGTCCTTTCGAAAGGTTGGGATGAAGCCGCGCGAGCTCTCCCGAGGCACGAGGGGCGCCCCGCGCGTGTTCGGGCGCGCCGGCGCTTGCGTCCGGCGGCGGCTGGTCAGGTCGGTCGAAGCCCCCCTGGTCCTCGGCCTCATTGGCGGCCACGCCGCTCGGGCCCGAGAGGGTCGGCTCTTGGTGTTCGCGTCCGGCTCCGGTGGTGTCTCAGTTTGAAATTTGCCGGCGTTGACAAGCGTGGCGCCGACGCAACGGCGGACGTATCATCCGGCCATGCCCGCCACTCTTGAACTTGCCCGCCTACGCAAGATGCTTGCGGCGCTGGATGCTAGAGAAATGCAAGTCCGAGAGAACGGCGTCGATGTCACTGAACGCGAAGCGGCTCTGCTTCGGATCGAGCTTACCTATCTCGAAACCGTACTCGCTCGTTTTCGTGGCGGAGGCTCAAGTCTCTAAAGGCCCTCGCGGAGAGAAGCGTCCCGCCGACGCCATCGTTCGCGCCATCATGGTCGCCAAGATCGCGACGAGAGAGATCGAGGATAATCCGACCGCTCCCGACGGGCGGGTGTTGTGGATGGGTAGCTGAAGCGTATCACCGGCCCTTGCGCAGCTGCTCGTTTCGGCGGCGCATCCAGTCCTTGGTCGAAAGCTCGTCGCGCACGCCGCCGCTCGAGACCGCTGCGCCCGCGACCGACACCGCCGGCCGCACGGCGGGGGACTTCGCCGCCGTCTCGACGCCGCCGCCGCCGCCCGCCTCCGCGCGATAGGCCTTGTGCAGCACCTTCCAGATCCGCGGGTCCGAAGCGGCCGCCAGCTCTTCGTGGGTCACGCCTTGGCTGAGCGCATAGTCGCTGAGCTTGGCCGCGAGCTCCGGCGACCAGCCGGGGATCTCGCGCGCCAGCGTCCGGCCGGTCTCGGCCATCGCCTGGGCGGCCTCTTGGGCCTCCCTCAGCCTGCGCCCATGCTCGTGCTGGGCGACAGCCTGGGCGAGCCGCCCGCGCGCCTCGACCAGCGCCTGGAACCGGCCGTGCAGCGCCTGGGCGCCCTGCGGGTCGGTCCTCGCATAGGCCTGCCAGTCGACACCCTGGAAGCTCGCCAGTTCGTGATCGATCGCCGCCAGCTGGAGCCGATCGTGCGTGGCCTCGGCCGCCGCGCGGCCCTGCTCAGCCACGGCCGCCCGCTCCGCCTCCAGCGCCCGCCGCTGCTCGGCCAGCTCCTGGGTCTTCTTCGTGTAATCGGCGTGCCTGAGGAACGCGCCCTTCAGCGCCGTCGGCACCTCGTAAGTCTGGCCCTCGTGCTCCACCTCGCAGGTCTCGCAGCCGTCGTCCTGGTCCGGCTCCCGCGCATCCGCCCGGGCCTCCCGTTCGAGATCGTCCGCGCGCGCGAGGTCGCCCTCGCCCGCCTTGATGGCGTCGTCGTCTTTCATGCTGTCCTCGCGTGATGCGCCGCACCCGGCGCGGGTTGCTCAGCGGTCCTTCGGCCGACCGCGCTTCGTCATGTCAGTGAGCGGAAGGGGCGGCCTCGGGTCTTGCGCCCAATTCAATGCAGCGCTTGTTTCAGCGCTGCAGGGCCTTCAGACGGTTGGTCTCCGCCTCGAAGGCTTCGACCTGCAAGCGCCTCGCCGAGTTGGTCTGGTCCTGCTTCAGGCTGGCGATCTCGGCCTGGGCCGCCGCCAACATCTGGGCGAGCCTGGCGAGCTGCGCCTGCGCCGCCTGGGCCGCCTGCGCGTCCGGCGAGAAGCCCTTGAGCTGCGCCGGCAGCGCCGCCTGCAGCCGGTTCGCGATCTCGTCGGCGCCCGGCCAATCGAGGTTCTTGGCCAACAGGTCGCCGATCAGCGGCGCGGCCTGCGGATAGGCGCGGATCAGTTCGATCATCTGGTTGGCCGTCTCTTCCCGCCGTGTCGTGAAGGAAGGTCCGCTTTCCACGGTGAGGTCGTACTTGCCGACGGTCAGGTTGTAGATCTTCTCGACCTTGCCGAGCTCGCCTGCGGCGCCCTGGCCGGGCGACCCCGAGTTCACGGTCACGCTCTGCGCGGCTCCGTCGGCGCCCAGCACCCGGATCACGCGCGCGGTCCCATAGACCTTCGGGATCAAGTCGATCAGGATCCGGCCGGCGTGACGCAGCGCTCGGCTCAAATTGTCGATGTAGTGGAAGGTTGAGACGTCGCCTTCGCGCTGCCGCATCAGGATCGCCCGGCCGGAGGTCTCGTTGGACGCCGCGCCCAGGCTCGCATCGTGCAGGCCCATGATCGCCTTCATGTCGTCGGAGGCCGACAGCGCCTCCTGCATGGCGCC